TCACCGGGCCAGTGACCTACCGGTTTCATTGTGCGGCCAATTGTCAGAAAGTCTTGAATTACCTTAAAATCTGCTTCATTCTGTAGTAGGGTATTATCATTGCCTGCGAGGTGCGTGCGCAGGGCGTCCAGTTCGTCGGCAGCCATCTTGCGTCCTCTTAGAATGCCGCTGAACTGCTCGTCGCTTCGGACAAAGCAGCCAAAGTTGTTTTCGTTCTCACCACGCCACTTTGCAGCCAACGCCTCCATTTCCACCAGTACACTGTCTAGGTTATTCACGATACTTCTCCTGC